CCGCCTCTGTAGCTACATTAGATACATCTCCTTCTACTCCTTCTATTATACTAATAAATTTTTCAAAAGGTTCTTTTAATTTAGATATTCCAGGTACAGTTGGTGGTATAGCAGCTAGATCGGTTTTGATTCCTTCTATTCCTAATTCTCTTAATGCTGTAGTTAACCCATCTAATTCAGTAGCTAATTCTCTTACATCTGTAGTAGCAGGGTCAGCTTCAAATTCCATAGTAAAGTTTTCAAAACCTCTTACTAAAGGTTCTCCTTCTTCATCTTTAAGGGTATTTCCGTTTTTATCCTTAGCATAAGGTGGAGTTGGTGGGGATATACTTGTTATATTCATAATATATCCTACTCCTACAACAGCATCAGTAAACATTCCTACATCTTCACCTGTAACAGGAAATGATTTATCTACAGTTCCTATCATTTTAGATCCTATACTGGGATCATCTACTTGTCTAAGTATTACTTGAGAACTTTTATGTATTGGGGCTTGAATTTCTCCTCCAGGTTGGTCATTTGGAACAACTAAAGTTATTTTTCCTATATCAAAAGGTACTAAAGGATTACCTTCTTCTAAAACGTTAGGATAACCATAAACACCTTCTGTTAATTGATTTCCTTCTATAAATTGAAATTTCTTAAATACGTTAAGTAAATCGTTTGCTTTGCCTTCAAACCCAGATATAGCTTCAGCTACAGCACTACCAGGAGGGAATGCCTGGGTTGCTATAAATTGAAGTGGTGAACATATATCGTAGGTATTAAATACCTCTATTGTATTTGTTATTGGGACAATACCTGGGTTTTGTCTAATGTTTTTAATTCCAGCTACAAATTGTTGTCTTTGTGCATTATCATTAAAATTTACAAAATCTTGTGAAGTTTTACCTTTACCATAGATAATATCTAAAGTTTGACGTTTTAACCCTTCTAAAAATTTAGTAGCGGCTGTATCAGAGGATAATATGGAATTTTTTAACCCGTTAGACATTATCTAGTAAAATTTGTAGTTGATAATATTCTTGCTAAACCATCATTTAAACCTTTTAGTGCTTTTTCCATACCTACACCTGCTGTGGCTACTCCAGATACTTTAGCACCTTGGCTATCTTGAGCTTCTTTCATATCAGGTACTACAGTTTCTGTCATAATAACACAAAATTCGTTTAATATATTTGCTAATTCATCACCGTATACTAGAGGATGTGAGGCATCTAACCCCAATCTGATTTCAGGTGAGTTAACAATACATTTTTCATCACTATCTAAATTTATAGTTCCACCCGAGGATATACCGACTGCTTTTTTACCTATAATAAATGTTGAATCTTCTTTAGAATTAAGTAAAACTCTACCAGAATCTATAACGATTTGGTTACCTCTATAAGGAAATTCAGGTTGATATTTAATTTTCTTTTCTTCAGCCATTAGATCCAGTATTTTCTGTTGTTAAATCAGGTTCTACGTTTACAATATCGGAAACACTACCTGTAGCATCAGCATCTTTAGCTGCGATATTCGGACCATTTAATGGTACTTCTTGAATTAGTTTCGTAGTACTAGCAACAGGTGTAGCATCTGCACCAAATGATGCAAAATTTGTTGAAGCTAGTGCAATTGGAATTGTTTGACCTGAAGTGAGATAGATTGAAGAATCATCGGTTTGGATGTCTTCATATACAGGAAACCAGTTATTAAACGCATCTTCTGAACCTTGCCCATTTCTTAATATTGTTATTGGTTTACCATCTGAACCTTCTGTGCTCCAAGGACTTTGAGTATCACTTCCTGATATTTTTGCTGTAGAAGAAAAACGTAATGAATTTCCAAAACGTCCTTCTATTAAAACATCACCTTCTACAGGGTATAAATTACGAATTGTAGACTGTTCTACAAGTGTTTTACCTGGGGATGGTTCTACTACTTCTTGTTGTTCTGTATTTTCAATTCCATCAAGTACAGCTTCAACATCAATATTATCTTTAGTTTGAGTTGCTGTACTATTCATAGAAGGAAGCATGTTTAAATGACTTCTATTCCATACTGTAGTAGTAGAGTAAAAATATTGAACTGTATCGTTATCTCCTGCTTGTAGTTCTTTAGGTGAAGGACCGGGGTGTATAAGAACAATTTCGTTTAAAGCAGGTATTTTTTTAATATTATTATCTAAAGGTATAGCTATGTTACCTTGTGGAAAAGTATTTCCGGGTTGATTAGATGAACGATTTAGTGTTTCAAATTTAATACAACCAATAGAAGACCATCCTCCAGATGTTTGAAAGATAGATTGACCATCACCTGATGGTTCAATATTAACATCAATTACCCTAGCAAAAAATACTTTATTACTATCGGTTTTAGATAGTGAAGGGGTTTTAGATGCAATAGCAGAATTCCCTAATGTGGGGAAATTTTTACTCATCTTCTACTTTTATTTCTTCTACTTTTTGATCTAATTCTTGTAGTGATGTAAATAACATCTCTTTATCTTCATCTGAAAGAATCTCATCTGTATCAGCCATTTTACTATTCATAGCACGTTGAACGATACCTGCCATTTTAATTAATGCATCATCGTTTTTAATGGCTAATTCCATATATTCTTTAATTAATGGAACAATCATTGTTGCTTCACCTGGATCAGTGATTAATGGTTTTAGACCTTCAATTAACGAACGTAATTGGACTTCTTTATCCTTTTGATTAGTATGTATCTCTTTTAACAAATCAGAGAAACTTTTCTTTCCAAATAAATTTACTTGTGAAAAATCCATAAGTGGTACTTTGGATATAAATATAGATATACTAAGGACTTAGAACCTCATACTAACAGCTCCCGTTTCAATATATTGTGTCATTAAACCTTTTTGTATTTTTTTCATTTTTTTAATAACCTTAGTAATTTGAGGAGTAGATTGATCTGTCATTTCACGTATATAGATATATATTGCTTTTTTATTAAACAATTCTATATTTTCTCTTTTACGGAACAATTCTAAAATAGCATCTGCTGTTCTAGCATCTTCAGATTTTGTAAAATGAGTAAATAAATGTAAATCAAAATATTTTAAAAGATATTCTATAAATTCAGTTGCCTCATCTTTAGGTTTATCTAAATCTGAATGGTTATTAATTATATCAATAGTAATTGACTGGTCGTTATCTATAGCGTCCACTTCGGCTCGTTGTTTTAGTTTCTTATAGTTGTTATTATTATATAAGATTAAATAACGTTTAGCAATAGTACCAAAGTATGAAAAGGCTTTGCCTTTGTCCTGTTTATATAAATGGAGTTTCTCTAAAAGAAAAGCAGTTACCTCGTGTTGTAACTCGGCTATAGTATCTACTTCTGTATAATAGAATTTAAAAGTATGAATAATATTTTCTGTTAATTTATGGAAACCATACCATATACGCTCATTATATATTTGATTACGTTTACGTTCATCAGTAGTATTCAAATACTCAATAATAGCTTCTTCAGTATCAGCAGTAAAATATTGGTTTTTGGTCTTAGGTCTTCTTTTTCTTAAAGTACCTTTTTTAGTATATTGGGGGCCTTCGTCTTTCTGTGGTACAGTTAGAACTTTGGCCTGCAAATCATCGTCTAGGGGTAGGCTCATTTATTTATTGAGATTGTATTCGTTTATAAGTGATTGAATCTCTTTTATACCCTTAAAAAACCACCCTATTTCATCGTCTGATTCAAATATTTGTTTTGAATCAATTTCTTTAATTTTACGATCTGATTCTGACATTATAGTAGACATAGTGTCTATATATTGATCCCTTTGATTAAGGGCATCTTCTAATCTTTCATTTTTACGCATTAAATTCCATATAATATAGAAAATAATACCAAAAATAAAAATACCAACGTTAATTAAAATAATAGTTTGTGTAGTCATTCTAGAGATTTTTCACTAAATCCATTAAACTTCCATCTTTAGAACCTATTTTACCTAAGTTAGAGTTAACTCGGTCTTGTTTTGTAGTCTTAACTTTAGTTTTTTCTTGACCCCCGAAGGTATCTAACCATTCTCTTTCAAATTCAATACGAGCTGCCATTAGGTCAGCCTGATGTAAGATAAATGGTAATGAAGTACGAGGTTTAGTCTCGGGCATAAAACCTTTAAGATATGGTTGATTTGCATCATCATATAAACCATCGTGTGTTTTTATAGCAATGTATTCATTTGTTGTAAGTTGAATTCCTGCTTGTTGTAATAAGAATAAAGAACGGTCTGGGACAGTCATATATTCATTTGATGTGTTGAAGGTGTACATCTCACCTAAATTTTTCTTTCTCCATTCATCCTTAGATGGAAAAACAGAAGTATGCTCTAAAGAGCCAATTTTACCTAAATCATGGTTTAACGCGGAGACAAATAACTCTTCATCTGTATACGTATCTTTTGTCCCCATTTCCTGCCATACAGCACTTATTTTAAATGCGGCAGTAATTACACGTATAACGTGCTCAACATAACCCCCGGGAAAACAATTATGATACGCCTTCTTATGAGAGGCTGGGAGTAGGGCAATACGTTCATCTAATTTGTTGTAAAAATCAAGGAATTGATCTTTACGATCCCCCGTAACGTATTTGTTAATGCCACTAAGAAGTACCTCGTAGTTCTCCTTTATTTGCTCCGCTGTTAGAACCATTTATTCTTGTATTTCGTTATTTAGATAAGTTTGTGATTGATCTATAATTTCTTTTATATTATCAATCGTTTGATTTACATTAACGTGTTCACCACGTTGTGAATTGTGTTTTACAACATTAAGTTGATTTGAAATTTTTGATAAATTTCGTTGTATTAAATCTTTATATCTCATAATAATATTGTGTGAGGATTTCAAGTGCTTCCTCAATTGTGTTAAATATACGAACACCATTTAGTGTTTCCAAATTTGTCTCGGATAGTATATAAATATATTCTCCTGGTTTTTTTCTAAAGTAAATAATAGGATAAGATTCGGTTTTTAAATTTTCCTCTAACCAATCCCCCATTGCTGGGTTGTGATCAATGTCTATGTCTTTATAAGGAATTTTTAATTTATCAAGGGTGCCCTTTAATAATGAACAATAATCACAATATGGGAGTGTATAAATTGTAATTTCTCCCTCCCCTTTCTTATCTATTTTTCTATTTCCCATTTTTAATTTTTAAAACAACCGTATCTCCAAGGTAATGGAAATATTTTACTTCTCCAAATCATTTATTAAAGAATTTGCTTTTTTTATTCCTTTTTTAAATTTGTTTTCTTCAAATAAAGGTAATAATTCTTCTTTTAAGGGAGCAATTAGTTTATCCTTTTCTTCCCTTTCCATAGTTTCATAAAGTTTTTTACCACCTACGTCCTGATATATAAAATCAAATGTATCAAGGGTGGCTTCTAAAATACCAAATTGCATTTTATTTATTTCCTTAAAACCATCTTCTAGTTCATTAAGTGTATCTTCTATATTAAACATAATTTTCTCCTAATTTCATTACAGCTTTTTTAGCCTCAGTTAATTCTATTTCAAAAAACTCCCTATTATTATTAACACGGTACTCGTTTAAATAACGGTGTACCTCACCTTCTAGTTGTTCTCCGTTAAAACATTTGAAAGCCCACTCTACTTTATATGGTAATGCAACACCAGTAGCACGAGAAATTTGTTGAGCTCGTGTATCAGGGTCTAATTTAGTATAACCAATTTTAAGTAGATTAGGGGTAGTAGGGTTAGATAAAATGTAAACCCATTGATCTCCATCTCCCCTTTCTACAAACATATTTTTCTTTCTAGGAGTATAGTAAGTAACATCTTCCCATCCTTCACTAGCGGGATACTTCTCATTAGTAGAAGGGGTTAAGGTAAAAAAAGAAGCATTCTCTAAACCACCACCGGTATAATCTTCTTTAATTGAAATAAATTGTTTTGCTTTTTCTTGATTTATTCTTTCTAACATAACTTATTGTTTTAATTTATAAAAAAATGACATTGTAAATCTATATTGATCTGCTATATAAGTAGGGGCTCTAACACTATGGGGTATTTCTCCATTAAATAAAATCATTCTATTAGGTTTATATTCACTTGCAAAAATCAAATCTTTACCTTTACTATCATAGAATAAACTTTCTCCTCCCCATTCTCTATTCCATTTAAAATTAGGATAATATAATACTACTCTAGAATTATTATGTGTATGTTCCCAATAAGTTTCTCCGGGTCTAGAACAATTAATAACAGTTTTACTTAATTCAAAACCCATTAATTCTTCTTTTAATAATTCACTTTTAATTTTTAAATCCGTATCTTTAACTATTGGAGCATTTAAATCTCCCATACTATGAAAGAAAGGCCTATTACTTAATTCAATATCTCCAGTATCATTCCACCCTATATTATAAGAAGCATTACGGCAAGCCCCATATAATTCATTTTGAAAATTAGTATCAAATACTTCTTCTAAAATTTTAACCTCCATAATTACAAATTTGACTCAGCAGACTCCTCTTGGAAAAAGACTTACCTACTATGAGTATGGTTAATAATACGTATATACTATCTTGCGCGTAATTCAATTAATAACGAGTCTTTAACGTGATACTCTCCATCATATGATACATTCATATATATCTTAACTTTTTCGCGGTTTATAATTGCCGATTTAGGTATTGGTCCAACCAATTGTTGAGTGAAGAGAGCCAACGTGGATGGTTTGTATTGGTGATTACTTGCATGTTGTACAAACCTAACACTAGTAGGATAAACGTAATAAACAGGATAATCATTAAAAACACCGTCGCTATAATGCCAATGTTTATCAGTGGAAAAAGTAGCCAATATATTAGCTTCGCCGTTATATTTCTGATTCTCGGCCATGTCATTTGATTCGGCATAGATTTTTGTATATGTAAATGATTGTAGGGTATCTAAGTAAACTATTTGATTATAATCCTGGGAACCATCGGTGGTAGGGAATGCTTGACCCTTAACACGTTGAAGTTCGGGATATATATCATCTTCTAATTGGGGTGTTTCGCATGATATAGCGATTAGTGAACCTAATATTATTAATATTACCCACTCAATTGTTTTCTTCGTATTTGACATAATATAACCTTTTTAATTGAACACGTAAATATACGAAGGGGAATTTAGGTATCCAAATAATTACCAAAAAATTCTAGCATACTTGTGTACGGGTCTATCATTACTAGCATACACCCAATTAAAACAAAATCTAGGAGTAGAATCTTTTTGAGGTAAGGGTTTATGAGGTAACCAATAAGGAAACAAATAAACTTTATTTATTTGAGGTTTTAATTTTAACTCAAACCCCCATTCCGTATTTTCTAAATATTTAAATAATATTTCACCTCCTTCTTTAGGTGGATTAAGATAAAATACTCCACATATAGTTCCTAATCCTCCGGTATGATCATGAAGTAATGATACATTTGATTGTCCATTTTGGATATAGACTCTTAAAGGACTCTCACCCATTGGTTCTCCTACATGATAATTTTTCTGGACTAAATATTCTAATTCTTTATTAATATGTTTAATTACTGGGATTTTGGAATCAACATATAAATCGGTGGTAAGTTCTTTATTATTCTCTTTCTTTTTATTCTCATATTCTTGTAATATATCTCCTATATGGGGTTCTAATATACTAGAATAAGAAAAATCATATTCATGAACTAAATTAGTAATAGGATTAAACATAATATATAACTTTATCGATACAAAAAATTTGTTAAAAAAAGAAGATCAAGATCTCAGTCCTCACGTCGAAAAGGGTTAAAACGGTTCTTGCCCTTACGAGTATAGGTAGTTTTAGGCGTATATGGAGGAGGGGTACGGAGGGCAGCGTTCCATAGCTCTCGTTCTAATATTTGCTGAGTTAGTTTATTTTCTTTCTTTTTCACAATTTCCACAATTTATTCTATAAGCGGCGTTTAATGCCCCGCATGTGCATGTCCATGTATTATCAACTAGATTATCCATAGTATATTCGTATATATTAATCGATGCGTAGATCTGTTAGAGATCTTTGAATCCGTCAACACTTTTTTTACCGGCCGCGCACCATCGATGGACCGCGGCGATTGTGGGAGCATCCCGCTAATGATCCGCTATCGGCCCGCTATCATCCAAAATTTCCAAAATCTTCTAAATCTTCCAAAAATTCATCGTCTTCACGGCTTTCATACAGTCCTGCGTTCTCGTCGTCAATTATGCCGTCTAATTTAATAGTTGCGGTCTCTATGCCGTCTAATACATCTTTTTGTATATCGCTGGCTTTGTTGCTATTAGTTTCGTTCTCCACAATGTCCTCCAATTCCGTTATCAATACATCCAGTTGTGCGTATATTTCCTTTAATGTTGCCATATTATAATTTTATATCAGTAAATATAATAAAAAGATAGCCCCCGTCCAAGCTAGTGAACGGGTAAGTTGTGGTTGCGGGTAGTAGAACAATTAAGTGTGAAGCGGAAATATGCTACTCCCAATCCCAACGAAGGGCTATCCATAGGAAATGTAATTTAAACGTATTGTAATCATCTTGACCATCGGCCTCCCAATATTGAGCTCCCACTAGACAACCTACTTTAGGGTTCATTATCTCGAGTTTGAACCCAAGCGGTATTTGCTTCCCCGGTTCAATTTCAAAGTCATCTAGTGCGCTCATATGTTTCTTATTATACGTTAATATACGAATTTATTATGCGGCAACCAACAAACTCATTGATGATTTTACCTGTCTACCGTCTTGTTCTACAATAACCGTTTTACGATTAATTTTAGATATTGTCCATGTACCTGGAGCTTTACGGTGATTAATTTTTACTTTTGAACCAACAGCTAATGAGGTAGGATCTGATATTTGTTCTATACCTAATTGTAATTTCATCGTCGAACGTAATCCGTCTTTATCATAACGAATTGTACCCAGTGATATCTTACCGTTATATTTTTTACTTAATTTAGCAACTGCTTGCTCAAATTCACTTCTAAACTTTTTAACTTCATTACGTGTCATAACCTTTAATTTTAATTTCGATGTAAATATACGAACGCCTCCCCGCTCCCCCACGTTTCCCCGGGGGAAAATTTAATTTTTATGAACAATTTGTATATACTTTTTTTCATAAGTAAATTTGGATTGCGCAATGCAAGTAAGTATACACCACGCCTTTACATTCATATCTACTACCTACCGCTATGTAATATACGCTACTATGTTGTACACAATAGCATGTTAGACATACCATTATGGTCATACCTAATAGTTAAGGTAACGCGTTTAACGCATTTAAATTATGTAAATATGGGAATGGGTGATAGGGTAGAGTGAGTGCATTAATGCGTTGTTACATCATGAATACCAGCGTGTCTTGGGTTCACCAGCCCCAAATCCTATTGATAACCTATTTGAATATACGTCTAAACCTTAGCCAAGCACATACCTTATTTGATATGATGTTTACTAATTCACCGCTTGGATTATACGATGGTTTTAACCGGGTGTTACGTTGTAATGATTTCATTTATTGTCACGTTTAATTTATTATTGTATATACGTATTTGGTGTGGACACATCCATCAAAAAACTTTCGAGTCCTGAGTCGTTATCTTCACCGTTGCTGGATTTATTATATGCTTTTTTATTATTATTTTCCCCTACCTGTTTTTCGTAGTTGCGTTTTTTTAGCACTGTTATTTTTGTTTGGGGCCATTGGTTTACCCTTTTGCCCTTGCGTTTTATTATCGTGTTTATTCCCGAAATACTTGCTGCTCATGTTTAATATTGTTTATGAATGTTAAATACTAATGTTTCTCTATAATTTGAATTATTAAGTGGAACCCTATGTTTTAACCAACTCTCCCATATTATTATATCTCCTACTTTAGGCGTAAAAGATATTTCATACGTGTTATATTTTTCTAATCTGTTTTTATCTATAGGTATTAATTGATTAAAGGGTCTTATTGGACGTGGGTCTTCAAATAATATAGGGGCACTATTTTTATCTATATTTAAATAAAATAATCCACTTAATATAGAATCTGGGTGGATATGTGATTCATGTCTATCGCCTATTGTCATACGTGATGTAAATAGACTAATACCAATTTTCTCTGGTAGTTGATATCCTATTTTTGTAGTATAATTTTGGGCTATCTCTATTATACTTTGTTTTATGAAAGGGAAATTACTAAGATAAGATTCTACTTGAGACATATTATAAGAAGTTTTATAGTGAAAATGTCCCCTATCATCAATCTCATCTAGAATTGTCGTAACTATAGGTAATATTTTATCTGTTAAGTCTTTATTATTTAAAAACCCTATAGGAGTAGGAAATATATCATTAATGTCCATTATTTTTTAACTCGTTTAAAATTAGCATTTCCTGCTATTATTACTCTATCTTCTCCTATATGTGGTTCAACACTATGCCATAAAGTTGCATCGAATATAACTAGCATGTCATCATAAGGAGTAACTTTAAAATCTAAATCATCAAATTTTAATGGTGTTGTTGCTCCATCTGTCCTAATATAATAGACAAAAGATAAATCACTGAACTCATGTGTATGAGATATAGCATATTCTCCCTTTTTATATATAGCAGTCCATGCTTCTTTAATTTCATAATAAGTATCTGGGTATAATTTTGCTACAGGTTTAATTTGGGTGTTTAGAATATTTCCAATATTAGTAATTAATTGGTTGTATATGTCTGTTTGTTCCCAAATTTTATAACTCGACATTTGAGCTTGGAGATTTGTTTTATAAGATTGAGTACTAAATTTATATGCTTCTTTAGCCCAATTTTCTCTTATTGATTTAGGAACACCTAACTGTAAGGTACTAATTATAGTAGGAGATTTTAAATAGTGGTGGTTAATCATTTTTATAATATAACTTCAAAATTAAATGCTAATGAAATTCTATCTTCATCACTAAAATTTTGATCTACTCTATGAGGTAAATCCTGTTTAAAAACTAAAACCGTGTTAGGGCTAGGACTAAAAGCTTGTCCCTCACCTATATTACTTGGATTATAAAATACTATATTACCAGAATTTGGAGGGGTTTTTAAATATATAATTCCCGAATATTTTTTTGTTTTGTATTGTTCATTAGGATTTAAAGAATGGAGATGGAGTATATTATAAGCATATTTTGGAGATATATTTAACCACATTCCTTCCATATTACATTTTTTTGAAATAGATTTTTCAAAAGAATCAATTAAATAATTACCTAATGGACCAAATAAAGATGATAAATGTATTTGATCTTCTGATTGATATCCTAATGAATTACTTCTTAATACACTATTTGGGAATTGATTTTTGTACTCATATGATTTTTGTATCCATAAATCTATATCAATATCTGCAGTAAAAGATTGAATAGAAACAGGAAATAAATGATGAGTTTTATCAAACTTCATGCCAAAATAATTGGATTAATAATATGCAAAATGCTAGTAAAACACATATAGCACTTTTCATTCCTACTTTTTCACCTAATAATACCCAAGTTAATAAACTAAATAAAATAATACCAATTCCAAATCCTATAAGTCTTGAAGGCCATACTAAACCATCATATGCTTCAGCTATATGTTTTGTAGCTAAAATAGATACATATGAAACTACTACTCCTGGTATTGCTATTAATAATGGATTATCTTTAGACCAATTACTAAAAAATTGTAAGTGTGATTGAAACCAAATTAGTACTTGCCCTATAATAAAATATATTATTCCTAGTATTAATATTTTAGCATTCATACTAAACCTATATTTCCTGAAAGAGTTATTCTATATTCATCACTAGTATAAAAAGGAAATACTTGGTGATTTAAACTTGAAGGAAATAAAGCAATTGTTCCATTCCATTCTTTATCTACAGGAATAAAAGTTGTTTGAATTGTTTGTCCTAAAGGGTAAGCAAACGAAAAACCTCCATTTGCATTTCGGTTATTATTTTTTTCTTCAATATACTTTCCAGGTCCATATTTTTTTTCATCTTCTATAGAATAAGGAATAGAATACCATAAAACCCAAGATAATACTCCTGAGTGAATATGTAGAGGATTATATTCATATTTACTTTGAAAATTAATCCAAGTAGTCATATTCTTTAATTGAAGGGGATTTTGATCTCCTGACATTCCTTCAGATGTAGGGGTTAATGAAGCAAAAGAATCAACATACCCAGAATTTTCATTATATAAATTAACATATCCCTTTAACCACTCATTAAAGGATTCAGGAAGACTAATTGTATACTCTTTATCTAAATGTCCTGCTAATTTTGATCCAATATGTTCACTTTTGTCAAAATTGTTAAAGACTTTACTTACATTAGGTGTTATATCTTCATAAACATTAAGAGGCAATTTACAAAGACTAAAACCATACTTATAAAGTTTATAATCTATAAAAGGTTCAAACAAAAAGTCTTTATAAGTCATATTAATTACCTTTTCTTTTATAATATTCTAATTTACTTTCTCGTTTAGGTTTATTTGTTTTAGGTGTTGATTTTACAAATGTAGGTAACCAATCCTTCAATTGTAAATAACGTTGTTTAGCTGATATTTTACTCATTTATGTTCTATTAAATATTCTAATTGATTAATTTTTTTAACGATTGACTTACGTAATGATTTTATACCTTTACCTTTAGATATTTTTTTATCTATTAGTTGAAGTGTATCACTATATTGATCTCTACTTCGTTCTAAATAACTCATTAAATGACAGCTAAATATTTTGTCTCGCTTACTTTAGTAACCTGGAAGTCTTGAATTGTTCCCTCATCTCGTAATTTACTTACGGTTAATGCTTCTGCCTCTGTTACTGACAGAGCACTTACTAAATACATTTCGCGGATTTTAGTTGGGGCACCATTTCTTTTAGGTTCACCTTCTAACTCTACTAGTACTGAAAAATAACTCATGTTTATAATTTATTGATTAATATTATTAATATACGAATTTTATTTTAACTTCCCAAACTATTTAATACTTGAGGAATGTCAAACATTTCATTAATATTAAGATATGGACATTCATGTAAATTATTACTAAAATTGTAATCAAAAGTATAAGAATTAACTAATTGGTTTGCAACATTAGGTTGTTTAACTATTATATTATTATGCAATTTATATCCAAAAACTTTAGGATTAGTACCTATCCAAAATACATTAGATGAAAGTCTTAAAGAAGAAGAGATATGTTGAATACAAGAATCAATTAATATACGTTTTTGGGAAATAGATGTTAAAGCAACTAAATCTATATTAGATAAGGGTTTATCTAATCTTTCTACATTATCTAAAATATAACCACTTTGTCTAGTAACTTGAATAATATGATAAGTCTGGGAGTATTTTTGGATTATATTTTGAGCGAGTTCTATTGGTAAATCTCTAGCCCAATCATAAACAGTAGAATCTAATTTTTCATTGGTTATTAAAGGACCTCCTCCTGTTTGTAATAAAAGTATAGGTTTATCTCGTTTCCATTTTAGTATAGATTGTGTTTGGGCATAATTTATTTTAATTTCAGGTTGTTGGTTAGTATAAGTTATACTTAATAAATCACACCAATTTTCTATAAGATGTTTTTTACCTGTAATATGTCCTGTTTGATCATAAGGTTCATGTTTAAAAATAATTACATCTTTATCTTTTATATAAGTTTCATAAAAATAACTTAGATTATTTAAATCATAAACTTTATCTATATAAAAATTATTTAAAAATACCTCAGGGTAAGTACAAACTAGAATAAATTGTCTATCAGGATATTTTTCTTTAATATCTTTGCATAAAGCAGTAGCGGCAATGTTTTTACCTAAACCCCCTTGAACATGCCAAATTAAATACTTTTCCATAACCTTAATATATAACTTTTATTTAAATAAACCTAATCTACTTCATATTCTTCCCAATCTTTATCTGGTCTTTCATTAGGGAATGTATAACATCTAGTTTCGTTACTAGAAGTAAACTCAATACACTTAGTAAAACTACTAGGTAAATTAGCTCCTGTAGGAAGTATAGAATCAGAAAATTGAATGTTTATAGTTACTATAAGTTCCTGTTCATCATCCCATTTACGTTCTGCTTCCTCTAACATTCTCCATTCACCACGATTTAAATACTGGTTTTGAAGTGCACAATTTAAATAACTAAATGTTAATTTTAAATTTTCTCTAGAATCTGAAAATGTAGCAGCGGGTGCTAAATGACCTTTATCCCATACGTTTCTGTAATAATCAGCATTATCAGATGTATGGTAATTACTTTCTTTATAAAAGTTCATAGAACCCCTATCTACATTTTTAGGTCTATTAGATGACTTATACACCAAACTAACAGGCTGTTCTTTAGTTTCAGAATACCAAACAGTATAGATGGATGTTTCAACTTTAACAGTTTCTCTTAAGTCAGGTGTATTAAAATCGTCTTGCGCTGTACAACTAAGATATGTAAGCGCTAATAATATTGATACTAATCTTCTCAATTTATTTTTTAGTTGCTTTCTTCTTACGTCCAGTTCTTGGTTTACCTTTTACTGCTTTAGCAACGTCACCTACTTGGTTACCTACTTCTTTAACAGCATCTCCGATATCACCTAGTTCTTCTTTAACGCGTTTAGCTCTACGCTTTACTTCTTTAGCAGTTGCTTTAACATCTTCAACAGCATCCTCAACTTCGTCTGGAATACCATCTTTGTCTGCATCGGCAAATAAACCAAAGTATTTAGTTGAAACCCAAATGGCTCCAGCTACAAGAGCAAGTACTAAAATAATAACTAAAATTGTTTTCATAAAATTTGATTTAATTTAAAACGGATAATTTACTATAAATTGTTTCTTTATAATTCATACATAAATATTTAATAACCACCAACTTTGGCGGGATTTTTTGTTCCTCAACAAGTGTTTCAATTAAATCATACATAAATGCTCTGCAATTAATATGAATTAATGGATCTACACCATCGGGAATATAATGCTCTATTTGTTTAATTACGTATTTTTCTAAGTAACTCGTCATCTTCTGTTTCAACTAGTTCTAAATCGTTATCTAATACAGCATTTAATTCTTTTTCAAATGGAGGTGGTACCTCTAATTCTCTGAATCTAAATATATTAAAAGTTGGTTCATGCATTGAACCATTAATTTCTAATGGTGGGTTAGATATTTCCTCTAATCTAACACCCGCTCTACCTAAATCAGGGTAATCAACTATATCCCTAATAGTATAATAATCACCCTCTTTAGGTATTTTATTTAACTGTTTAAGTTGTTCAACACTAAACTTATCATCAATACACTCAACAAAAGAACCTACTTTCATAACATTTAAATTTTTAAATCATAGTTAGCAAACTTAATCATATATGATGTCATTTTAGTACCATTACCATCTCTAAACTCATATCCCTTACGGAAAAATCGTCTAACATTACCTGCTCCAGCTAAATGTGCTGCAGCTAGTAATCCAGATTCGGTAATATAAACACCATTGATTGTTTTACCAACATATTTTTTAATTTCTCTACGTAATGTACGTTTATTTCTTTTTAATAAAACTAACATTGCTTCTTCTTGTATAGATGGATTTGCTAAAAATTCCCTATTAGAAACATTTTTAAATCCAATTGCATTTAGAGTTTTTCTACCAAACTGATATTTACCTAGATAACCAAATTGATTAACTGCTTTATAATCATTTGTTGATTCTCTAAATCCAATGTCCTGTAAGAATAGACTATGATTTTTAACTACAGGAATTTCTACTTTACTTACTTTAATTTCAGGTACCATTACTTCAATAGGTTGTTTTGATACCTTTATTGCTTGAGCTCTATAAAAATAGAGTTTATTTTTTGCCTCTACAAATGCTGAACCTAGCATTACTATTGAAACAAATAAAACCATTTGTATAGGTTTTCTCATATAAATTATTTAGTTAAACTTGCTCTGACTTTTTGAACGTGCTTACATCCTAAATTTCTATCTTTTGCTCTATAGAAACCAGGACAATTACATTTCAAGGTAACAGAATCAACCTGTGTTGTAGTGTAAACTGAATCACTACTTGATGATTCAAACTTCCATGTTTTTAGTTTGAATACATTTGCTTTTTTTATTTTGGGTTTTTTCCAAATAATATCATTTAATGTAGTTTCAGGATGTACTTCCCTCCACTCAGGCATTAAATATGTTTTACCATCTTTTTTTAATAATGTTGGTGCCATTACAGGATGTTTATATTCGTATTTAAAAACATTAACGTGTATATAACTACCAAAACCAGAAGGATTAATGCTTATTTGTGTAGTTGGTCTATGAACAATACGACTTCGTTTATTGCCATACTTGTTCAAATTTGTGAATTTTAACAATGCCATAACCTTTATTTAACATGTAAATATACGAAAGAGCTATCGCTCCTCCAAATTATTTATCAAGTTGTTTTTGTAATTCATCTACTTTAGCAGATAATTCCTGTATAGATTTTATCATAGGAGCTATAAGTTGAGAATAATCAACAGCAAAATTACCTTGCATATCTTTAATTAAAATAGAGTATTTCTCATATGGCCAAATTTTATCTATATCTTGTGCCATAACCCCCATTGATAACCTTTCTGTTTCCCCACTAGAGGGGTTATTATAACTATATTCGGCCGGTTTTAACCGGCCGATTTTTTTTAAACTCATATATTATAAGTAAGTAATATTTATTTTCAGTCTTATATCTGACTGTCTGCAAAAGTTAACTATGGAACTTGCTCCACCACTTTGACGGTTAGGGCCACAAACTCCTCCTCTAAAACAAGAAGCACTATTAGTATAATAATTAGTACCACCACCTCCTTGTAATGTAACCCCACTATTAAAATAAATAGGAGTTGCTCTCATCCAGCCTGCAAATGTATCATCTCTATTGCCACTACAATTTGAATAGTGATTTCTATAATTTACCACTCTTGCTGGAATATTATAAGCAGCAGGTGTACCTGTACTAACTTTAATACCAGCATTACCACTGTAAACATTCCATAGACCTGCATAGGTAGAGGTATAAGGATTCAAATATTGACTAGTAATTGAAGCTGATCCTTGTGAAAATGGGGATGTTGTAAAAACAGTTCTATCTTGGAAACTAGTAGTTTGGGGACTAAATGAAGGAACATTTGTAGTAGCCTGATTTCTAGAACCTACTGTTTCTCCAGCATCATTAGAAGCCCATGCCCAAAAATAAAATGTTGTGTTAAAAGTTAAACTAGTTCTAGTCAATGAAAAAGCTCCTGTACCTTGAGTACCTGATACTGTGTATTTTGGATTATTAGTATTGGCATTAGCGTTAGTACCATGATAAAATCCTCTTGATACATCTTGATTTCCTGTACTAGTAACGTTACCATTCAATACCATAGTAGTAGCTGCCACTGAAGTGGCATTGCCTGTTGAAACTGCAGGTGCTTCTACATCACTCCACCCATAAAAATCACTTAATGCGTCTGGTGTGGAAAAACCTGCATATACTGATGCACTGTGTAATGAATTTTCACCTTGGGAACCTGCTAATTCTTGATTCCAAAGAGTATCCCATAATTTTAATTCTCCTGAAGCTGGTACTGCCATAATATTTTTATTTTATTTATTTTTATGCGTCGATTACGCTTTCAAATCCTTCTAAAGTTTTTAATTGTGTATATGCTTGATCAAATAAGTCTTGGGCAGGATCATAAGATATATCAAAAATAAACTCTTGATGAGTATAATCATCTATATCTGCTCTTCTTGCAGCTTCAGATTCATATACTCTATAACAAGTTTCATATTTAACTAACTTGTTCATAGTATCAGGTCCTACACCAACATCATTTGCATCAACTGAAATACTACGTATCATAATGTATACATTACTATAAGAGGTAGTTACTTTTTCAGATGGGTTAAATGTTTCTTCAACAGTTTGTCCTCTTAAATCATAATTAGGGTCATCTGAAGGTATATCAGCGGGGTATGTTGTAGATGTTGTATCGGTTACATCAGTATTGGGTTCAAAAGTAATTTTATTCCAATTTCCAGTTAATGCCATTTTATTCTAAGGTTTTAAATATATTTCAAATATAAATATTAAATTTTATTTTTTAAATGCAATTCTTTTGAAGAATTCTACTCCACCATCTACATTTTCATCAATAGTTTCATCTACATTATCTAAATTAAGATAATAATCTTCTCTTTCATCATCACCCATTTCAGCATCTGATTTAGGCATACCCTCAACTTTAAATCCTAATTTCATAGCATAGCGAATAGCGTCCTTATTACCAGTAGGTACTCCTATACTAAATGGATATTCTTTTTGGTAATTTTCTTCACTAGTAGGGTCTTCACCAAATTTATAATCGTAAATTGAAAAATAATCATTAGGCCCTTGCCCATAGCGAATTTCAATTTCTTCATATGTTTTACCATCAGCAGATGCACCATAACGTTTAACTTCAATTGGATAAGTATCTTTTCCATCGTTATCACCCTCAATTTCATCTGCATTATTTGCAATATTATAAAATGAATCATTAATAGTTCCACCTTTGGACATTGCTTCTGTTAGTAAAGTTGATAATTTTATCATTCGAATAGATTTATATGTTATAAATATTAAAGATTTTCAATTACTTCCATAATTTGGGCTTGAGCCATGATATGAGCTCGACTATATTTTAATTCTCCATCTTTATAAAATAATAAAGCGGGAAATTTATTTATTTTGTTTTCTATTAACCACTCAGGGTGTTCTATAGTATTTTTTTCTGTAAAAACAACATCATCTCGATTTAATTTTTCTTTATACCAAGCAGCTGTTCTTCCTACTATAGAACTACAAATTTTATCAGGGCGATTTGGAAATTGAGTATTAATACATTTGATTACTTCAATCATACAGATAAATATAAGGCCCCCCTTTCGGGGGGCAAATTAATTATGCTGCAAATGTTAAAGCTTGCTCATACATTTTAGCATTGATATTCATATCTTGTCTAAAATTCTTAATTGGTCTTGCTTGTCTAAGCTTACCACCTGGAGTAAGGTATTGAAAATTACCTTCAACTATATTCTCTTGAACACGATTAAATACTTCCCATAAACCATTACCTTTATCTTCTTTACGTTGTGGAGTTAAAATATCAGCAATTGCTTCATCACCAAATTTATTTTTAGAACCAGCAACTCTAGTTTCAAGTAACTGCTTAGCAAACTCAAATGTTTGTTCTTTACTTAACTCAGTTTCTTTCATTTTATTCATTGATTCAACTGTTAAATCAAGATTTGAAATCATATCTTTAATTACACCTTGTAACGTTTCAAAATCATAACCCATATGACGAATTTTGTAATTTTCAAACTGCTTAGTAGCAATTACTAATCCATTTTCACAAATCATTCTAAACAAACCAGCTTGAAAACTGAATGAATTCTTACCATCATGTGAGTTAGTCAATAATATTTGTGGATATACTGTATCACCGTCTTTTCCGTTGATTACCACATCATTATTACGGAACACAACTAAATGTTTTTGATAACCTACTTGCTTTCTAGCTTTAACTTCTTTAGCATCTACTACATTCCAACCTAATAATTCTAAGTCTTTAATTACTGTATCAGTAGGAATATGTGAATATTTACTTGAAGTATTATCACTACCTTTTTTAGTAAAAATTGATGGAGCAATTTCTCTTAATTCACTTAAACTTTTAAACTCTTGACTTTCATAATTTAGCATAACCTTGTATTTTTAATTAATTACTTATTTACCCTGTAAATATACGAATGGCTTCCTGGGTAGCCAAGTTTCCTATGCATTACTTTAAAGAGAAAAACGAGAACCTATAGTAAAGTTCCAAGTCATTGGTATATCAGGGTTAGTATTATGGATGGTATTTACACCTACATTTAATTTAAATCGTTTAGTAAGACCAATATTAAAACTAGAGCCTATAATTGCCATTACATCTTTATTCCATGTTGTAGTTTGATTAAACCAATCGTGTAATAAAAATGGAGATGATACAGCTATCATAGGTGATATAATTAATTTAGGACTGTAGTTAAATGATCTAGTCCAAAATCCAGTTAATGCTGGGGCTAGTAACACAGCATCTTGTATTATATTTCCTTCAACTACTTGAAATCCAACTGATATAAGTGAAGTAGATAGTGCTACTCCTTTAACTGAACCTTTTTTGCCTAGGTAAGTTAAACTTTGACCTAAGTTACCCATAGTTGTAGTAAACATTCGAGCCCCACCGATTGAAGCGGAATACACTCTGTTGACGCGACCTTCATCATTAATATGAACTTTAGAATAACTCCCATTCAACATAAATTGTTGTAAGTTATCCCATACCATAGCATTGACGGCATAAGTTTCAGTTCCTAAAAGTGAGCTTCGGGATACACCTATAGTCATAGTTTGATTAAAGGTGCCATCTATATTTTGCATAGATGCAACATTAGCGGAGATGATAGGTGGGGCGAATGTTTTTTTCTTCTTATCTTTATCTTCTTCTTCCTCTTCATCTTCAGATGATGATTCATCAGATTCTTCTTCGCTTTCTTCTTCTGATTCTTCTTCAGACGATTCTTCGTCTTCAGATTCTTCAGATTCAGATTCTTCTTCAGATGATTCTTCCTCACTGGATTCCTCTTCTGTAGTTTCTTCTTCAGTGGTTTCTTCCTCTGAGGTTTCCTCAGACGATTCTTCACTTGATTCTTCTGTACTTTCTTCGGTTGATTCTTCTACTGATTCTTCTGATTCGCTTTCAGTTGATGTTTCCTCTTCAGACACTTCAGATGTTGATTCACTATCCGATTCATTTTCGCTCTGTGACGTTCCTGAATCTTCAGTTTCACTTGTTTGCGTTTCTCCATCTCCCGAATCGCTTGGGGTAGATTCTGTTTCTGTAGTTTCTGTCTGTGGTTCGCTAGTCTCTGTTGTAGACGCTTCAGTTGTTGTTTCTGTCGTCCCAGTTTCTCCAGTGCTAGTCTCAGTTGTTCCACTGGTGTCTGTCTGAGGCGTAGATTCGTTAGTACTATTGTTTGATCCAGTATTTGTAGACGGGAGGTTAGTATCTGTAGACGAATTATCCACGATTGGAGTACTAACTTCAGGTGTACTTTGAGTTGGGGTAGGACTAGAAGGAGGAGGTGATGCATTTACAGTGGGTGTTGGTTGAGGAGCAACAACTGGTGCTGCTACAGGTACTGCTGCTTGAGTTGCTGCTTGAGTAGCCTGTGTTGTCGTTTGTTGAACCGTTGTTTGAACAGTTGTTGTTTGTGCTTGATTTGTTGAACACGGATTCAAGCTCGACCACCATAAATATGTTTCCTCTAACCAAGATTGGAGAGTTCCATTTTGAAAATCAGTAGCAGTAAATACCCTTGAACGATTATAGTATGCTACTACAGTCGAACCGTTCATAGGTACACTCATTACCTTTACTTCTCCAGTACATCTATCTACATAGGTCTGGATTAAGTTTTGGGAGTAAAGTGAACTACAACTTATTAAAAACAATAAGAAGAGTAAGCGTTTCATCTAGTGGTCGAATATTTTCTTTTGTCTCATTCGACGCACTATCTTATACACAGCTGTATTAAGTGCTTTTCTAGTAGCAATACCAATTGATGATTGATTAAATGCTACTTCTTCTAAATTTTCATCACTTAATAAAGTTACTTCTCTAGTAGTAGTTGCTTTACCTAACCCTGAACCTGTCATATATAGACCTGATTCAGCATCAACTAAACGTACTTGTAAACCTAAACGTGTTACTAATTTATTTTTAACACCATCTTTTAGATTAATAGTTTCGTCTTCACTAATACTAAAGTCATAAACTTCGATATAACCAAAATATTTGGCTAGGGCTATTTTACCCATTATATCGATTTTATTAGCAGTAAATCCTTTTTGGGATGCCTTGTATTGAGTAACCATTCTGTTTTTAATTTCGTCTCTTGTTTCAACGAATTCAAATCTGAATGTTTCATCCATGAATGCAACTGTAATGTTAGATAATCCTAATCCAACACGATAGTCTCCTAATTCAGGATATTGTTCTAATACTTGTTCATTAACACCTATGCTGAGTATAGCTACAGGTACTGGTTCACCAAAATATTCAGGGATTTCATAGACAGAGGCTTGTCTTTCGAATTCCGCTTGGTAATCTTCAGTAACTGTCTTACCAACAACTTGTCCGTAGATATTTGTACAAGCTAATAAAGCAAGTACAAATAACTTTTTAACCAAGGGTATCGAAGATGCCCCAAGTTGCGTTACTAAATGTTGATGGATTAGTAATAGCTTCAAAAGCTATTTTACCTAAACCTGTTACAACAATAGCTGCTAATAAGTTTACCCACCCAGCTACAAAGTAGTCTAGTGGTGTTTCACACCCTGTCATTAGGGTTTTATAGTTTGTAATTAAATTTTTCATTCCGCTTCACTGGTTTTAAATTAATAAATTTTTTATGTAACTAATTCTTGTTTAAATCTGTCCCAATCAAATGCTGAGCCAGGGTCTGTTTTACCTTTACCTTTACCACGTACATTATCTCCAGATACATCTGAATGACGTACTACAGCATCAGCTGGTATGTTATATTCTTTCATCCACCATTGACATACTTCAACAGCTGTTTTAAACTGCTCTTCAGTATATGTTCCTGGTGTTTCAATTGCTTTACTAAATGTTCCAAAATCATGTGTGCCTGGAACCAATAATTCAAAGCCTAAAAAATGGGAATTTAATCCTGATAATTCACCAAATACTGATTTACCAGCATGAAATGCTTTACCAGGTGTTTCAACCATTTTTTCATAAGTACCATCAGGTTTAATAAAACCATGTACTGATAATTTAATTGATTTTAAAAAATCGTGTGCATACATTGGCCCATCATCTAGTTTTAGATACTCAGCCATTGAGTGTATTATTATTCCTTTAGGTACTATAGCCATAATTATTCTTTTTTACCAAATATTTTACTTGCTTCACCAATTCCAAATGATCCAAGTGTTACAATTACAAATGAATTATAAACAAATTCATTAATAACTAAATCTTTACCAAAGTAACCTGTTGCAAGGTCTGCTAATGCAAACAATACCATAATTACAAATGATGCAAATCCAACAATTGATTTTTCGTTGATGTCATTTTCGTCTTTAAATAAATCTTTAAAAGCCATAATTGTTATTTTTACCAATCAAGTTCCTCTTTCCGTTTTTCGGTTTCGGTCTTCTTAGGTTTTGATTTAACTTTCACAACTTTTACCACAGTATCTCGTTTTACTTCTTGCTGTGGAATATTAATAGTGATATTGGGTTGAGAAGGTTGTTGAACAACTTTTTCTGTTTTTGTTTCTTTTTTATCTTCTTTTATACCAATAGCATCCTTAAATTGGGTTACTACAATACCACTTATCGCGGTGATAACTATTCCAACACCAGCGATAATTTGCTTTTTTATGTCGTTGAAAAAATCTTTCATAATTATCCTCCTGTTGTAGATGATGTAGTAGTGGTTGATGCTGTAGTTGAACTAGCAGTACCTGAGGCAATTTCTGCTAATTGAGCTTCTGAGCATCCAAAATTATTTACTGTAGCACCTAATACTGTATCTGGGCACTGGTCTATAGCATTGATTACTCCATCTGCATCTTTATCAGCTAATAATAAGAGTAAATCGATTTGTTCTTGGACTGCTTGAACATCTGCTAATAAAGCATCTGTTTGTTCTTTTGTAGCAACATCATCCATTATTACTTGAATAGCAGCTAAATCACTTAATATACCATCAATTTGATTTAACCATCCTTCTGCTTGCTCATTATAAGCATCTACATCAATTTGCATTTCTTCTACTTGAGTTTGCATGCCAGACATATCAGCTAACATTTGCTCAATATCCACACCGGCCATTGCCGCTTCTAATCCAGCTAAAGAGGCTTCTAGACTAGCTAGTCCATCTTCTACTGAGGGGTTTTCACAACTTAGAAAACCAAATAGTGCAACCATTATTAATACTAACTTTTTCATTTTACAAATAATTTAATTGATTGTTTTTGATTATTATTATTATCTAAAAACCTGAAGGTGTAATCACCAGTTTTTAGCGCTCGGGTGTATATCGTATAAACGTTATCACCTTCATACACTTTTAAAGTGTTTCTACTTACTAATTTTTTAGTAATGTCTAATATTTCAACTGTATACTTTCCTTCTGTATTCGTTTTAATATTAAATTTTGCCCCATCTTCAATACTACTATTATCAAACTTTAAACCTGTAGTAGTAGCCATTTGAAGGTCTTCTTGAGCATAAGGTCTTATCTCAAATTCATAATTATCTGGGGCACATGCTAAGAATAAAAAGAATAACCAGAAATAATATCTTTTTTGAAAATTATAGCTCATATTATTGTATATTTAATTCTACTCTGTCTGCATTATCATCTGCAGCATCAGTGTTAGTTAATGTTATTAATCCTGTAACTCCATTAATTAAACCTATTTTACTGAATATCACAGTATATGTTGTTTGTGTTAGCTTTTCATCTAACATATTAATTGAACCAAAATTGATTCTATTATTTTCTAATTTAGCAAAATTAGTAGAAGTATTACCTGAATCAGTTTGTACTGAATCAAAGGTTAGTCTTGTATTATCAAAGTTAAGTCTAATTTGAGCAGCTGTAAGGTTACCTTCTGGTATTGTAATTGTAGCTACTACTTTATCTTCTTGTTCTTCGATTAATAAATTTCCATTTACTATATCAACTACTTTTTTAGTTTGACCAAATGATTGAATTGATTTAGCAGAGTTAGCTACAGAATTATTTACATCAGGTGAGTGAGATAGGTTAACATCTCCTTTCCAAGTACCATATGATTGAAATATTTGATCATTTGTCTCTTCATCAAAATCTATATTTAGTTCTACTAATCCTCCAGAATGTGTTATTCCATTTTGTTCATAAGAAGCAGCTGTGGTGGTTGTATATGTTGTACCATCAAATGTTCTAAAGAAATATGCTGATTGGTTATTAGCATCATCAGCATCTATATCTCCATCTTCATCTATATCAATATAGAGTTCTTCAATACCTGTTACATGAGCAAGTAAAGCATAAGTATCAGCTGATGTTAATTGGCCATCTCCACCATTTTCACCTCCTGCTATATCTGCATTAAATTTAGATACACCAGCATTAATTGCTCCTGCATCATGTTGTGCTAACTCTTTTAATGCTAATTGTACATCAGATACAGTTAAAATATTCTCGTATAAAGTTTTAAAGGTACCATTTCCATTTGGTGCTTCATATTCCCAAACTACCGCATAGTCAGCTGATTCGTCATCTAGATAATCGGATATATCAACTGAGCCATTTGATGGTACGTTTAACCAAAATGTATTTCCAGAGATTATTGTTGACCAAGAACCATCTGTGTTTTTCTTTACTGGTACCAGTTTAAAGTCTGTAATATCAATGTTATCACCCATTTCAAGTTTTGCTATTACTCCTGCTACATCAATGTCAGCTGCAGGTGTATAACTTAAATCTTGTTTTTCATAAGCATAAACGGGGTCATAATTTTTACTAGCACCATTATCATCTATCTTACCCATGGTGATCGCAATATTATCCGTGTAATCATGGTTAGCTCCAGCATCATGTACTTTTAATCTAAACTTAACATAATAATCTAAGTCAGCTAAGTCTCCTGATGTTACTTGTGTTTGTAAATGCATTATATTCCAATCACTATTAGTTTGATAACTTCCATTTTGCCATTGATTCCAAATATCATATCCTTCATAGTTATTATTAAATGACATTTTATATCCATTTTGAGCAAAAGAACTATTTTGAGGACTACCTGATGATGCCATATATGTTTCATCAATGTAAGTATAGGCATTTTTATTATACTCAAAATCAATATGAGCATAAGTAATACTATTAGTACTACTTAACCAGTTAGTTAATTTTAACCCTAATACAATAGTATCGTTGACTTGTACATTACTTAATGATTCGTTTGCATTAGCAGTAGTACCTAAAAATACTAAACCAGCAGCTCCTTCACCATCAGCAACATCAGTAGATGTTGGTCCTGAGAATTGGGCTAGAGTTAAATAAGGTAATAATAAGAAAAATAATAGTTTTTTCATAGTTTAAGTTTATCAATTAATTGAACACAAACCTTTTTCAAAGCGGTTGAAACATTTGTTTGTGAAAACTGACCACCTTCATCTATGATAAGAGTTGCTGTGGAAATTTCTTTAGCAGTACCTTTAGCTGTTACTTGTTTTTTCTTTTTACCATTTTTAATTAATGATGCACGAGCTATAATTTGATATTCATCAGTATTTTTACTGTAAATAGCAACTTGTACTTTAGTTTTTTGTACATCAAAAAATAATAAATCGACTTGAATTTGGGTTTCGGCATTATAGGATAAGTTGTATCCTTTATCTTGTATAGCCTCTTCTAATATAGACTGTACACCGAAAGCTAGGTCCCTACTACCCGCAAATGGACCTAGTTGGATTTTGTTGTTTACCTCTCCAATTTGAATAGTCTCCTGACCATACGCAATGGATGATAACAACATTAACCATAATGTAACTATTAATTTTAACATATTTCTCGCTTCGGGGATAAATATAAGCGAGAAACGGAATCATAAACGAGCTATGTAATCTTCTTCATCATCATCAACTAAACCGATATCTTTAAAATGTTCTAACATATTGTCATCCATTTCCCAATCTACTTGATCATCTTTTTTAACAGGTGCATCTTCTTCAATATTTTTTATTTGTTTAGTATTAAAAACATCACCAATATGAAGGAAGTAACAATTATAACATAATAACTCTATATTTTCTATTTTCCAATTCATTTTATTTTTATCTTTAAAATGAACTAGTAAGGGAGCTTTATAGTCATTTACCCTTTGTTCATTGAACCCACAACTATTACAACATTCTTCTATATGACCTTCTTGTATTAGTCTATCCTTATAACGATTTAAATTATATGATTTAACATATAATTCTCCATCCATTAAAGCTTTTAAATCAGGATCTTTACCACCTAAAAATTTTCTAATGCCTTTACCTGATTGGTTTTTATGTAGGTCAAATAAGGTTTTGCCTGTTTCTTCATCAATATAACTTTTAGCATAACGACTATAGTGCATATAGCTAATACCTAAATAACGAGCACATGCCATGTTTGACTTAGTCATTTTCATGGCAGCTAGTAACTGTTCTCTAGTTATTGGTTTTGTTGCTCTACCCAGTTTTGCCATTGAATATATTAGGTTTTATTCTTAAAATCATATCCCATAATTCTGAAGCATTTTGAATAAACAATTCTTCACCTGTTTCTTCTATAATTAATCCATTTTCACTTCCATCTGGATTATATCGTTCATAAAAATAAAATTGGAGAATTTCATATATGTCTTTTTCAAATGCAAGTAGTATAAGTGAATCTATAATTTGATAAAAGTTTTCTTCATACTTAGACATATCAATTTTATGATCTTTTTCTAGTAAATAAGATTTAGTAATAGCATGCTCAAATTGATTTACTACATTAATAAATAAATCTCGTTTTTGATCGTATGCTTTTTTCTTTTTTCTCTTAATTGAAGTATCAGCTTGTAATAACTGATCCAGAGACTGTTTTAGATATTGAAGTGGGTCTGACATTTCGTAACGTTTTAAGTGTAATGTTTATATCTCTACAAGTTTCAAATTCATCAATTGATTCAAAATAACCAAGTGAAGAGCTAAGTGCATTTTCCCATCCTTTTTTAGGTATAGTAGCTGTAGCACTATTAGTATTTACATTACAAATTTCGGCTATTGATTTATTTTGTCTAATAGCATGTTTTATACCAGCATATGTTTCTTTAAAAATATATGCTTTATTTTTATTAATAAATTTACTAAGTAATTCTTCAGAATTACCTATAACCCTTAAGTTTAATAACTTCCTTTTAGCCATTATTTTTTAAATACTACGTTCGCAACAAATGATACAAACGAAGATAAGGGTACTTGAAATGCAGCTACATTTTTCTCAGGTGCATCTTCGTCTTCATCGAATTCAAGTTTATACTCATTAAATTTAGGAGCTAAACGTGTAGCAACATCATTTTGGAGTTGGGCTATTTGTTCTTCTGATGGTTGGGTTATTTCAACACCTTGATCATTTAATGGGAAAAATTTAACTTTAATACCTTTTTTAGTTGGGTTTTTATTTACATCAAAACTAACCTTATACTTTCTACCATCAATAGTAGTATTGTATTTTAAAACACCATCTTGATTTTCACCATCTTCATTTAAAGGATCATACATAGCTGTATCATTCGTAACATGGATGTCTTTTGAATAATCACCTTCTAAGATATCTGTAAGTTGTAATTTGTCCATTAGAGTATTTTGTTATAAATATTAAAGTAATTCATATTCCATTTCAATGGGTTCAAACCCCCATGTATCAGCATTTTCGGTTTTTTCTTGAGCTGTAACTGCTCTATACATGTCATTTACTTTTCTGTTGATACCATCTAAAAATCCACCTCCACCTTTACCATGGAATATATGAAATAATGCTGGTGAGTAAATTGCTTTAAGTTCAAAACCATGTTTAATAGCTTTCTTTTGAACATTTGTATCACTATATAGAACATAAATAAGTTCTTCCTCAAATCCACGTATTTCATTCCAAACATCTCTATGTGCTAATTGAAAATCACCACAACAATTAATAATACTATAGTTATCACCTTCAACTACTGATTCACCTGTAGTTCGTTCTTCACTATTTTCAATTAAATGGTCACGTAATGCTTCCCAGTCACTATATTTTCTTTCACCACCATGAAACCCTTCAATTTGTTCCCAATCAGTATACCTACGAGATATAGTATAAAATGTATTATCATTTAGATCATTTTTGATCGTTTGTTCTAACTGATCTCTGCGTGGTGCAATTACATCAATATTAGTTGATACAATATAATCTCCAGTAGCTCGTCTAATTCCTATATTACGAGCTAATGTTTCACAACATACCTGGGCATGTGGGTCATTATTGGTTAACATAGATGCTACTTCGGGAGTAATTACTATGTGTTTTAAATTACCTTTAAAATTAATATTTTTATCTATATCCCAAAGTTGAGGTCTATTATTAGGTGAATTCCAATCAACAAGTATAACCTCATCAAATGTATTTACTAGTGAATTGAGACAATAAGTTGCTCTATCATTTAAATTTCCTCCGTAATTATCATTACGTGTTACTACTACTGCACTTAATTTCATTTATAATCTTCTATATAATCGCTACAAATACCTATAGCTTTGGTTAAATCGTCTTTATTTAATTCAGGCATTACTGCTATACTATTCTTAATAGGTTGTTTACCAGGATAAGCCCAAATATACCCTTTTGATGTTAATGTAATATCATCTTCTTGATGCCAAAAATAATTTAATAAATTTTCATTTGGAAATTCATTTAGGGCAACCATTGCTTCTACATTTTTACAATGTAACCATAATTTATTAAAATGATTTTCAAATAATTCAAAAGGAAAATCATAAGTAGGTTCATCATGTCCTAATTTAAACTTACCGTCTATAAACCAAACATCAATTTCAACATTATATCCCGCCTGAATTGCTCTCCAAATATAATCTGGGGAGTTTTCATTGTTAGGTTGTTTACCACTTAAATTACCTCTATGTGATATTAAAATCATTTATAATTCTCTAAATAATAATTTAAATCTTCGGGTGTACCTAATCCCCACATTCCATCTACATTAAATGTTCTAATTTGTTTACCATCACCAATTGCTTCATTAAATACAGGGCATACATAAAATTCATTATTAACACGAACATTTTTATTAATCATTTGTTCTGCGTACTTAACAAAATCAGAACCATGTTTCCAATAATAATATCCTACAGTTGCAATATCTGATATTGGATTTTTTTCTGCTACTTCAGTTACTAAACCTTGTTCATTTATTTTAGCAAATGACCATTTTGGATGTGTGGCTGTAAACGATACAATACCACCATCGGCATTTGTTTCATTCATTTTATACATAAATTCATTTGAATCCCATTCTACAAATTGATCTGAATTAGCGAAAAATAAAGGTGCATCTGAATTTATATGTTCTTTAGCTAATAAGGCTGTACAAGCAGCCCCTTCAGTCATACCCTCTGTTTCAACTATTTTACAACCAGGTGTAATTAATGACAATAAAGCATCTAAATTATATTGTTCACGATGTGATTTTTGTACTACGTAAATATAATTTGCTTTAATATTTAAATTTTCTACTACCACTTGTATCATTGGTTTTTTTCTTACCTCAATAAGTGGTTTTGGGAATGTATAACCTGCTTTTTCAAATCTAGAGCCAGCACCAGCCATTGGTATTAATATATTTAACGTTTCATCACGCCATGCAGGTGTATTTTGTTTATCTCCCATTTTAATTTCGTTTAATTTATTAGATATATTATTATAAGTTACTTCTTGTGGATTTTTAACACGTAGAATATACGACTTACTTCTGGCTGCTGCAAGTAAACCATACGGCGAATCTTCTACTATAAGTGTTTCTTCAGGTAAACACCCCATTTTAGATATAGCCTGCCAATACATCTCTGGGTGTGGTTTTGAGTTTAATACATCTTCATTTGATATAATTAAATCCATAAACTCAATTAATCCTAGTTTAGCTAATACTGTTAATACAGTTTTACGTATTGAATTTGAACAACAAGCTATTTTATATCCTTCACTTGATAAACGAGCTATAGTACTTAGTAAATTAGAATCAATTTCTAAATTAGATAATGCTTCTAAAGTAAATTTTTGTTTATCGCTCCATATACGTTTATGGTCTTCTACAGGTAAATCTTTTTCTGTGGTTAACATATCTAACTTTTGAGATGTTTTTAGTCCATCATAAGTTGATAAATGTTCATTCCAACTAATAGCATATTCACCTAATGCTTTATTAAGTGCCTCGTAATGGATATTTTTAGCTTCAACTAAAACACCATCTAAATCAAATATTATTAATTTTATCATATATTATAAAAACCTAGATCAGGATTTCCCCTATTACTTTCAATTTGTGCTGATCTAAGTAGAGTTAAATTTAGGGGATATTGGAGAATCTTAAGGTTAGATTGTTTTAAATATTCATATAACCATATTTCACTTCTCCATTGTTTTGTTATGTTTAATAACTCAGGAATATGTTGAATTAAATTAGAATAATATTCCATTGAATTAGAATCTCCTATGGCTAATTGGTCATTATATTCTTTTTCTGATTGTGATTGTTCTTCTAATCTAGTAAAGGATTTTTCAGGAATAAATAAATTATATTTTTTAGATAAAATATTTTTAATAATAGAAGAAATATTTAATTTATTATCAGTAATAAAATCATATCTACACCTAATTATAATATCATATTTACCATAATTAAAAGCAGTATTAAAACATTTTTGAATTGCATCAAACATCATAATTGGATTAATAATTATATTTGTTTGATCAGTATATGAATCATAAAATGATTTTGATTTTTTTAACTCTGAAGGGAGTGATAGTGAATCTAGGTGTTTAAATAGGGTTTGTTTTGAATTAAATTCATATGTATGATTTTTAGATTTATAAAGAAATAATGATCTAAAATTAGTACGAGAATGAGTAAATACATCTACATCAAACTCGTTTCCTATATCTATAAAAGATTCATATATGTAAGGAAAACAGACCATAGAATGTCTAGGCTCCCCAGATAAACATAAAGCAACCTTAATTCTACCAGTCATATACTTCTTTTGATTTATACCAATCTACTAAATTTACTTTACGTTTCAACCAATTTACCTCAACGTTTTCATCTAAACAATCTTGAGTAAAGAAACTAATACCTTCATTAATCATGTTCTCATAACTTAGATGAAATGTCATGTCCTGATTTACCATATAGTTCCAAGTAATAAGTGATTCAGGTGGGATTTGTAACATTTCACTAATTTGAAAATTAAACATATCTTCTAAATCATCTTTTTTACCATAGATTACATTATCAGCTGGGTAGTCATGACTGTCATGATAGTAGACTAAGTCATAGGCAATATCTTTTCTAACACCTTTTTTACAGGTAGCCATAAATGCCATCTTTCTACCTTGTAAACGAGGTAGTAACTTATCTAAGTTAGTTACTATAGTATCACTTCTAACTTTTAAAGCTTCATCAACATTTAAATGTTTTATACCAGCATATGAAGATGCTAATTGCATATTAACATTCATATAACCCGGAAATTTAGGTTTTTCAAGTAAAACAACTTCTATATCTTTAGAACGTATATAGTCTAAATTAGTTATAGATTCATCATTCCATGTAGCCCAAACTACATTACTAAATTGTGAATAATAATCAGTTAATTCTTTATAATATTCAGTTGGACCTTGTATTACAATACCCTGTTTCATTAATATAAATTATATAATTTCATTATACCTTCCTGTAATGTTGTTTTAGGTTTCCAATATTTTTTAATATGTGGATCAGGTTCATTCATAGCATTACGTTGTGTTTCATCTTTTCTATCTGCTGGAATGACTTTACAACTTGATAATACATCTAAAATATCTGCTATTTCATATACTTTATTCCATTCAAAACTGGTGATAGTATATTCTTTTTTCTTATCTAATTTTTTATATACAGTAGCTAATTTTAAAAGTGCTTCACAAGCATCATCAGCATATAAAAATTGTCTTGATTCAGTACCATCAGTTCTCATTTTAATAACACCATCATGCTTAGCCATCTTAATAAAATCAGTTATAACATGAGACTTTTTAGGGTCAGTTTCAAAACCATATACATTCCAAAATTTAACTACTAAGCCACCTAAATCACGAGTCATTTTTTCACCTAATGATTTTAACATCCCATAACTTGAATAACTCATTTCTGCCATTTGAGATGAAGCAAATATAATAGGTTTAGTTCCAAATTTTTGTGAGGCATCAAATACATTAGTCATTATTTTCATGTTATTTGAAATAAATGTATATTTGTCTTGATTTTTTTCTAAATATTTGGCCCCACCTACGTCAAAGGCTAAAAAATGGATTATATCTGAAGTTTCAATGTATGCATCTAAAACTGTACTAAAGGGTTGTCTTAAGTCTTGCCATTCTTTATTTTCTATATCAAATTCTAAAACTTGTTCTCCTTTGGAGATTAAATAATCTACTAGATGGGCTCCTATTTGACCACTAGAACCTAAAACTAAATGTCTCATAGTATACCTTTTTCTTGTAATGTTTTAAGTCCTCGATCAATATACATTTTCATATTTGATTCAAATATTTCTCTTTGGTTTGGTACATCATTTATATGCATTAAATCTTTATACATTTTAGTATAACCACCATCTTTAAACGCACCTACAGGACGTTCAAATATAGTTTGTCCACGCATAACATACTGTTGGAAATTAACACCTCGTATTTTAACAAATTCAGTTACCATTAATGAATACCAATCATGTGGGCCATAACCTTGCCAATCGTCTTGTACTGGGCATAAGTCTTCATACATAGCTTTATTATATAAGTCAAACCAACCCGCCCATTTTGATTTATTTGTTGGGTCTAAAGTAATACCCATTTCCTTAGTTTTCATTTTAGCCCTAATATCAAATATATCTACTTGATTCCATTTATCATAGTCAACATGCATCCAATCTGAATTGGTAATTTCATCCCATGTTGCATCCCACATTTTAGATATTTCTGGGGTGATAACAAAGTATTTATTTTTAACTTGTTTAGAACTTTGTATCATTAAAGCAAGTAATTGCTCACTAAAGTACATATCAGGACAAATTGTAATATAAAAATCTACTTCAGGTGATACAATTTCACGTTGATGATCTAAATGACCATACAATTTACTTCCTTCATATATAGTAGCGTTTACTTTATATCCAGCTAGTAACTTAACATATTCTAAAAATCGAGCTTTAAGTAAATCCTTATTTAATTTACTTTTATCCCAATCAACTAAATATGATGATAAATTTAAACAAACATCTATTTCAATAGTGTCATCTCCACTTAAATAATATCTTGATTTTTTTAATTGTGTAAAAGATTGAAGAGCATAATCTAACTCCCAACCCATACAATGGTAAAATAACTTATAATGCATTGTAAACTCGTTTTATTCCTTCTTCTAAACCTACTAACTCTATGTCTAAAGGTATACCTAAATTACTTCCAAGATATGAAGGTGCTTCTCTATAATCACTAGCTTCAACTTTTACTTTGTAAGCTGAAAGATTATTAATCATATTACCTATATCTGTTAGTTTATATTTTTGTTGATAGACTAAATCCATATCCTTATCTAAATAATATTTAGGATGGTCTACATAATATTTTACTATAGTAATTAAATCTTCAATATAGAAAAAATCAAATGCCTTTTGTTGGTGTATTTTTAAATTTTCAGCATTTTTATATCTTTTAATATTAGATTTTATAAATCTAGTATCGTCTTCATCTTTTCCAAATACACCATATACTCTAAAATTATAACAATTTCTACAATCTTGAATTATTCTACTGATTATGTTTTTAGACATACCATAAGGATCAGTTGGGTAACTACTATTTAAATTGTTTGTATTACTATTAATAGCAGACGTCCTATTAAATTCGGCTCCAGAAGCAAAATTAATTAACTTACCAAACCTGCTTTTGTTATTCATCAGATTAAAGAACATCTTTACATTATTATAAGCTACGTCTCCACTATCTATACTGGTTCTTCTACCACCACTAATTGCACAGTGTATAACCCAATCAAAGTATTTATTTTGTAAATATTTTTCTACATCATATGAATTAGTTATATCTAATTCTTTACTTGATGGAGCAAATACATCATGTTCTTGATTTAAAGCTTTGACTAAACTTCTGCCTATAAAACCACTACCGCCTGTAATTAATATTTTCATTGTTTAAGTTGTTGTGCTACTTCTAAAATTAAATCTTCTTGCCCCGCAACTAACTTTCTATTACCTAATTCGAATATTAAAGATGAATATTCAATATTATTTAATTTAGATGCTTTAATAATTGGTCTTTCAAAACCAGAAAATAATTTATTTAATCCCGTTAATATATTAACTGGTGCAGATACAGGTACTTTAGGTACTAAATAATCGAGTACACTATCTGCTTCATTAATTATTTGTTTAAAGTTAATATCAACTGAATAATTATATTTATCTAATACAGGTAATAATACTTCTAGTGGGGCATTACCTGCTCCGGCTCCAAATCCTCTAATACAAGCATCAATATAAGTAGCTCCATTTTGGATTGCTACTATTGAATTATGTATAGCATAATTTAAATTATTATGAGCATGAAAACCAACAGGTATGCTTAAGATATCTATTAAAGTACTAATTCGTTCTTTAACATCATTAGGTAAATAAGTACCAGTTGAATCCATTATAACAATTGCTTGTGCACCATATTCTTGCATTATAATAGCATTATCAACTAATTCTTTTGTACTAGCTAAAGCAGTCATCATTAATACACCTATTACCTCTTTACCAGTTTTGCTTAAGTAATCAATATGAGATTTAGTTACTGTTGCTTCAGTACAATGTGATGCTACTCGAAATACATCTACACCTAAATCAATAGCTGGTTTAATATCTTTTTCTACTGTAGCTATACCTGGTATTACATGAACTCCTAGTTTAGAGTTAGGTAGATTTGTTCTAGCTGTAGATAACATTTCAGCATCGGTATGTGTTGCCTGACCAATTAGTAAAGATGAAGCACCTAAACCATTACCATGTCCTACTTCTACAATAGGAACCTTTGCACTATCAGCTGCTTGACAATATCTTTTAATACTATCTAAACTAATAGTATGTTTTACACTATGGTTTCCATCTCTTAAAGATGAATCTGTAATTATAATATTGCTCATAATAAATTTTTACTTACTTCGATTGCAGCACAATTAATAATATCTAAGTTACCAGCATATTCAGGTAAATAATCTCCTGTACCTTTAACTTTTATACTTAGTACTAAAACATCATTATTAATAGTAGGTGGCATTACTAATTCATAATACGGAATATATTCCTGTAAACGTTCTATTGTTTTATATATTTCCTTATTTAATTCAGAAAATTGATAATTATCGGCTTTGATAAACAGAGTTGTCTGCATATCAACTTGTGGTATAGCTGGGTTTAAGTTAAGTATAACTTTACAATTATTACAACCTGTAAATTCAGATATAGCCCGTTCTGTAGTATGAATGTAATTATCAATGTTTAATCTAGTAGCCATTCCAGCACTATCAGATGCTATTTGAGATACTACTTCAATATATTCTAAATCACAATGTTTAGAAATTACATTTAGTAGTGGAGTTGAAGCTTGACCACCACAAGTAATCATATTTACGTTATCCTGGGTTGTAATAATTTCAGGGTTAATATTAGGAACACATAAATCTCCTACTTTAGCAGGTGTTAAATCAATTACTTTTATCCCTAGTTTAGAAAATATTTTAGCATGTTTTATTGCATCTAAAGCATTTGTACAATCATATACTAATTCTATATCGCTCCAACCATCCCAATTAATACCCTTATCAGTTACAGGTATTCCTTTTTCTTGAGCTATTTTAATCCCATTAGATGACATTCTTCTACCTGCAAATATAACGGGTTTTATAAAATCCCATTTTAGCATTTTAAGTAGTAAATCTGTACCTATATTTCCTGTACCTATAATACCTGCTTTTATCATCTTTGTATTTGATTTGATTTTTCGCTTAATTCTACTAACATACTATTCTTAAGTTGTTCTTTAGATACTAATGGAGACATATCTTCAATTGGTGGTGCTAATATTGTATTGTCTTCTTTTTTTACACCTTTTACTTTAGGTAAAAATCCTTGTTCAGGATCCATAAATACTTCTAATACAGCAGGTCCATCATGATTTAAAAATGTATTAAGAGCATTATCTGTATCTTTATTATCTTTTAAACTAAAATAATCATAACCAAAAGCTGGGAGTAATTTACTAAAATTAGGTAATCCAATCCCGGTATTTTTGTCTACACTTACATAGTCACCTTTAAATAACATCTTTTGAGTATGTTTAATCATAAGATAACCATCATTATTGAATATAATAACTTTTACATTTAAACCATTTTCAATTACAGTATGTAATTCTTGTAAGTTCATCATTATACCTCCATCACAATTAAGACATAAAACATCTTTAGTAGGACAAGCCATAGCGGCACCTAGAGCACCTGCTATACCATATCCCATTTCACCTAAACCTAATGATGTAAACATAGTTTGGTTTGGTTTTAATTTTATAGCTTGATGTCCACTTAATAAAGCAGTACCCATATCAGTTACTATAATATGATCATCTTTTAAATGATTAGATAACTTATCCATAAACTGGTATGAATTAGTGTAATTATCTTTATGATCATGTTCTTTATCAACCCAAGGATACTCTGTTCTTATTTTATTACAATATTCTTTCCAATCAGAATCTATACTATTAATTTTATCTAATTTAGTTATTAAAGAATCAATTGTGTCTTTACAATCTGTTTTAAAATACTTATCAACTTTATCTAATGGAAATTGAGGAGTATCAATATCAATAATTATTATTTTACCTTCTCTTACAAATTGATCAAAATCATATCCAGTTTGAGGTAAAGCTAATCTACTACCTAATACAATTAATAAATCACAATTTTGAACTATAAAATTAGATGCACGTTGACCATATAAACCAAATCTACCATAAAAGTTATCATTATCACTTTCTAACAAGTCAATTCCTGACCAAGTTAATGTAGTAGGAATACCAGTTGCATTAATTAATTCTTGAAATTTATCCTTTGACCCTGATAATCTTATACCATGGCCTCCTAATATTAAAGGTTTTTTAGAATTATTAATTTGTTCAACTATGTAATCAGCTTGCCCTGAGTTAAGGGTACCAATTTTTACATATTGAGCCCACTGCCTAATAGGGGTTTGTTTCCCTTGAATATCAAAAGGTATATCTAATAATACAGGTCCTTTTCTACCAGTATTAGTTATTTGATAACATTTTTCTAATTCATTTTGTGTATCCTTTTCATCAAGTAAACAATGAGAATATTTAGTAACATCTTTTACCATTTTAGCTATATTGAAACCCTGTGTTCCATACATTCTAAGATGTTCTTGTTCTTTTACATAAAATGAAGATTCATTACCTGATATAATAATTCCTGGGATTGAATCTGCCCAATTACTAACTATACCTGTTATAGCATTTGAAGCACCCCCACCAGCAGTAACAATTGTAGCTGATAATTTACCTGATGCTCTATAATAAGCACCCATTGCCATTACAGCAGCTTGTTCGTGGTGTGTATTAATAATTTTAGTATAACCTAATTTATTAATTGAATCAAATATATGGGAGTTAGCAGAACCTATAATTCCGAATACAACCTCAATTTCCTTTTCTTTTAAAAATTCAGCTATTACATCACTGACTTTTACCATATAAAGTTTTCTTTATAATATTCAACTATAGCAGGTAATTCTTCATCGAATACTGCTTTTGGTTCCCACCCCAATGACTTTAATTTATCATCATTTAAAGCATATCTTACATCTTGACCTTGTCTAGAATAAGATAAATCTAAATACTTAACATCTACATTTTGTTTATAATGTGGAAATGTTTCTTCAAGTGTTATATCTTTTGGATGTATTAATCTAATAATTTTACTTACAGTATCAAAATTACTTTGCTCATAACCACCACAAATATTATAAATCTCATTTGTAACTTTAGATTCAATAATTTTAATTACTGCTTCAGCTGTATCACTAGCATGTAACCAATTACGAATAGGTGTACCATCATTATGTAATGGTATTCTTTTATCTAAAGTAAGATATTTAACTGATTTAGGTATTAGTTTTTCTACATATTGACCAATACCATAATTGTTAGTTGGTCTAATAATTACATAAGGTAAATTATAAGTTCTACTCCAGGCTGTAATTAATTGATCAGCAGCTGCCTTAGTGGCTGAGTATGGATTAGATGGTTTTAATATATCTGTTTCAATATGTTCTCCTTCTGTAATATCACCATAGACTTCATCAGTTGAAAAATGTAATAGTACAGGTTTTTTAGGACCTTCTGCTCTATAGTTTTTAATTAATTCAAGTAAATTATGTACACCATTTATATTTGAATGTACAAAATCTTCACTTTTAACTATGGAATTTCCAACGTGTGTTTCGGCGGCCGTATTAATTACATAATCACACTCATGTAAAAATTCTAAATCGTTTATATCGCTTTGTTCAAATGTAAAACGAGGATGTTCTATAAATTCATCATATGAATCTTCGAATGAAGCATATGTCATTTTATCAACACCATAAACGTGCCAACCTTTATCTAAACATGCTCTAGTTACATAGCTTCCTATAAAACCAAAGCAACCTGTTATATAAACTGTTTTTATCATAATTTTTTATTTGTCTAAATTAAAAGCAATACAAGTTCTTTCTACATTATTATTATCTGAGGGGACTACTTGATGGATTAAATAACTAGGAAATAATATAATTAACCCTTTTTGAGGTTTTACATCAAAATACATCTTTTCTTCATAAGGAACATCATATAAACTTATCCAAGTATAAGGATTAGGAGTAGTAAATCTTAAATAACCAGCTTGTTCATTAGCTCTAACATAATAAACACCTGATAAGAGGGATGCTTGGTGGACATGAGGTCTGTGAAAATCATTTGGACTATAATCTTGAACCCAATAATTAATTTTACTACCAATAATACTATTTGTTAGTTTAGCATAATTTAAACATTGAATATTTATTTCATTGGTTAAATTTATAATTTCATGTGGTAATACAGTTTTAGATTCATTATAAAAATCAGTGCTTTGTTCTTTATTCTTTTTTAATAAATGTAGTCTAGAAACTACTAAATTTTCTATTTCATTAGCTATGTTTTCACTTACAAAAGAAGTATAAATAGGAACAGAAAATATATCTTTAATCATAATCGTACCCAAAAAACTCTTCTATTTTATCACAAACATAATCTACATCTTTAGTAGTCATTCCATGATGTGCTCCAAGTAAAAATCCATTTTTCATTACTTCATCTGCTACCTTAAAATCTTGTAAATATTCTCTATAAGCTGGGTGTCTAGTAACATTACCAGCAAATGTAACTCGAGTTTGTATATCGTGTTCTTCTAAGAATGTAAGTAATTCTAATCTACGTTCTGTTTGTAAAGGAATAGCTAACCAGTTTGGTTTAAATTTATCATCTGGGAGGATGATTTCTTCAATAGGTGCTAAACGTTCTAAATAACGTTCTATATTTGCACGTCTTACGTTTTTAAATGTTTGAAATTTTTCTAATTGTACTAGTCCAAATGCGGCATTTGCTTCAGCACACTTCATATTATATCCTAAAACACCATATAAGAATTTATAATCATAAGGAATACCATCTACTTCATGTGCAAATCGATCATCCATATTTTCACTATTATCTCCAATACGCCCCCAATCACGATACATTAAGGCACGTTTCATATGTTTTTCATCATTAAACATTACCATACCACCCATTCCACCTGCTGTAATAACATGTGATGCGTAAAAACTAGTTGTTGATACGTCTGTTGAAGGTGTATGTGTAATAGTATCAGCTGAATCTTCAATTACATAAATATCTTCTCGGCCAATACGTTTTAATTCACTACGTAAAGCTTCCCAATCTAAAACATTACCTATTAAGTTGGGCATCATAATTGCTTTAGTATAACTACTAATAGCATGTATAATTGTAGATACACTAGGTACATACGTTCTAGATTCACTATCTACAAATTTAGGTTTATACCCTAATTGTAGTATAGGAGCTAATGTAGTTGAAAACGTAAGTGCGGGTGTAAGTATTTCACTACCTTTTTCTAAATCTAATGATGCTAGAGCCAATAAACATGCTGATGAGCCAGAATTGACAAATACACCATATTTTTTACCAAATTCTTTAGCAATTTTTTCCTCAAACTCTACAGTATAAGGGCCGAATCCAGCTAACCAACCGTCTCGAAGTGCATTTTCTACTGCTTTAATTTCTTCCTCGCCATAAGATTCAAACTTATAGGGAGCATACCAAACTTTTTTTCTCATATGTGTTAAATGTATATAAAGGGTTATGCCTAGACAAGGTATCTTTAATCCACTTTGTATCTATTCCATACTTGTCTATATCGTCTACTATTATAACATGATCATTACGTTCATGTTTTATTATTGCTTCTATTTCTAATTTATATGGGCTGTTAGTTTCATGTGCATCTAGCCAAAACATTGCTCTACCATTAACCCATTCTTGTATTAATTTTTCAATATTATCCTCAGATCTACCTAAAAATAATTTAATTTGCTCCCAAGCATCTAATGGTTGGAAACGTTGCATACAATAATCGTAAAAACGTTCTTGTATTTCTATAGATATTATACGTTCAAAACCTAAATCATAAGCTGATTGTACAGCTGTTCCTATATGGGTTCCTGTTTCAAAAAATACAGTGCAGTCTGATTTATATTTTTCAAATAACATTATTTAAATGGTTTGCCCCCTAAAAATCCAATTAAATTTTTTCTTATTCCCTTAGTTACAGGGTGTACCTGATGAGGAATAAAAGAAGGAAATGCTAATAAATCACCTTTATTTAATTTTATTTTTGGGATATAATTTTCATCTATAAAAAAACTAATCTCTCCCCCTTCATACTCTTTAAAATCATTTAATCCTAAAGAAAAAGATAGTTTTCTAAAATAATAAGGAGATTTATCTCCTATATCAGTATGCCATACTAACCCTTTACCACTAGGATAATATTCAAAATATAAAACTTGTAAAAGATGGGTTAAATCAAATTGATATTGAAAATTAGCCCTATGGATTTCTTCAAACAATTTTTTTGTAATATTAGTAGAAAGATTATCAATATTAAAAGAAGTACCTTCTCTATGAAATCCCTTTGTCATTGAATGGTCACCATTACCAGCATCATATTCTAACTTTGGGGAGCCTACAGAATCTATAATTTCTTGTACTTCAATATCATTAAATAAATCAGAAGTATGAAAAGGGAGGTTTTGTGATGTACCTAAAAGTTTTATTAGTTCAATACCTACCATTACATTAAATTATTTAATATTAATACCTCAGATATATAATCTACTATACGTTGTTCATAATCAACATATTTTAATGCTTTTTTATGATTTTCTTCTATAGCATGTTTTACCTTATCATAATAATCAGCATCTAATTGATGATTCATTTTATAAATAGCTTCATCTATACTTGTTACATAAATTATCCCTTGTGGGTTAAAAAAATCTTTAATATTAGAACATCCCCAATATATAGGAATAGTTTTTAATAAAAATAAATCTAATATTTTTTCTGTAAAATATCCTCTATGTTGAGTATTTTCAATTGCCACACCATATTGACTTTGGGAAAATATATCTACTTTACCTACACGGGCATCCTCTATGTTATTTCTATCACCATAAGTGTGATGAAATACTTTATCTATTTTTACTTCATTTTGTCTAGCTAATAATTCGTGGCGTAAACTATGTCCATAAGTTTTTTGTAATTTACCGGCTAAATGAGATACCTGATGTTTTTTACTATATGGTTTATTCCAAATGTGAGGTGTAAACCAAGTATGTCCAAAAGCTAAAAATGCAGCATTGTTACAATTGTTTAAAACTTTATCATCCCAAGTTAAAATTAAAGAAAATAAATGTTGGTTTTTAATTGCCCAATCATGTAAACCAAAATATTCATTTGGTTCTTGTAATACTAAAACATTTAAATCAGTTAATTCATCAGCTGATTGAGGTATATCATCTACAAATAATGTGAAATTAATATCCTTAAGATGTTCCATCTTAGATTCAAATACTTTAGCATCAAAATGTTTAATTTTTAGTTTCATATTTGATAATAGTTTTTATCAATTGGGTTTAAATCCAGAAATGTAGAAACATTTAAAGATAACCTATGTAAATCTGTAGTTGTAGGAGAAGCTGTGTGGTATATTCTTTGTGGAATATATAAAAAATCTCCTGGGTGGAGAATGACATCCGGATAGGGAGTTAGGTTTTCTTTTATAACATTACTATTAATTTCATCTCTTTGTAATAGTCTAGAAGTAGGATTAGAATATAGATTCCATTTAGTTGTACCCTTTATATTAAATATAAATAAAGGATCATTATCAACATGGGGGGAATATGATTTAGTTTGAGGTTGGTTTTTTGAACCAAAAATATGAGCCCCTGCTGATATATTAAAGTGGGCTTCTATATCATTTAATAGAGATTTAACTGGTTCATTATAAGTAATAAATTTTTCTATAATAAAAGTACTACCTTTATTTATCAATGAAGAAATAAAGGATTTATCTTGTAAAATATCTCCAGTAAAAGTATTATAAGTAGGAATATTAACTCCATACCCATCTTTAATTAGTCTCCAATTTAAAAGACTATTATTTAATATATTATTAACATCTTTCCACGATATGTAATCTTGAAAATTTGGTAAAAAATTTTTAATATAAATTGGTTTATCATTATGAATTAAATCCACTTGATTAAAAAATAAATCCCAATTTATATTTGTGCTATAGCTCATTTACCCAGTATTCAATCATTTCATCGATCATTGTTTCAAATGTATAATCGGGTTCCCAACCTAGCTTTCTTAACCTAGTAGAATCACC